ACCAGACTGCATCCTTTGTGTTTCGGCAGGACTAATAAACTGAGAATAGTCTGGTTGTTGTCCGAATAAAGCTGATAGATCAATTGCCATAATTTATCCTAGTAAAGAATTTGGATTTCTTGCTCTTTGTAGAGCCAATAAGTTATAAATGCCAGAGTAATCTACTGCGCCTTGTGGCATCTGTGTTCTACCGCCCATCTGCATTTGTGGATAGGCTTGTGCTTGTGGTTGTTGTTGTCTACCTAATAAACCACTAGCACCTCTTAGTGCTTGTAATGCTTGACCTGGCGATAAATTAAAAGTGCTTGGTGCTGGTAATATGTCCGATCCAGATGATGTAACTACATTACCATTTGCATCTAGGATAATATCTCCTAGTTCTCCAGGAATGATGGTTGCTTGTGGTGCTTCACCGCCACCATAAAAACCGCCTGGTTGCACATCAGCATCGCCAAGCGAAACTCCCATATTGAAATCTTCGCCTGTGTTAAAGCCACCCATGTTGAAATCTTCGCCTGTGGAAGCAAAATCACCACCACCAAACTCACTACCTAATTGACTGCCTAATTCAGCACCAATCTGTTGACCAACATAAGCCTTACCAGCAGATAAAAGACCTTCTTCTACACTACCACCTTCTTGTACTGTATCTACACCTTCAATAATAGGTAATGCCCAAGCATTTCCAGTAGCAACGGCAGTAGCTTTAGCAGCAGCTTTTACAGGATCGTTTAATACTTCTTGTATCTGATTTTCAGCTACATCCACAACAGAACTAAGAGTATTTTCTACAAAGTCTCCAACTCCACCACACATAATTAATCCTTTAAGTGTTTGACTGTATTAAAGCCAACAGTTTTATAACCTAGTCTCTCATAAAACTGTCTGGTTTTATCCATGTCTACTGCTGTTGTTTGTCCTAAATGCAGATCATCTGCACCCATATCTTTAGCCCATGTTTCTAGTGATTTTACTAGTTTAAGTGCCACTCTACTACCTCGATACTCAGGTAAAACAAAAAATCCTAGATCGCTAACTCTTTTACGATTACTAAAAAAATACTCATGGGCTAGACCAGATATAAATCCGATAATCTTGTCATTCTCTATTGCTATAAATCCGACTGCATTAGGATTCTTAAATAAATGTAGAATCTTGTGCTTTTCTGGTGTTGCGTATGAAAACTCTGCCTCGGCTACCATCTTGGTAACCAGTTCAAAAAACTCCTCTAAACGATGTATGGTTAGTTTTTCTATTATCAGAAGAATCCACCGCCTAATAATCCACCGAGTGCTGCACCGCCTAATGCACCATAACCAGCACCGATTGATGGGAACGCTTGACCTAGTGCATAACCGCCTAAACCACCTGCAAGACCGCCACCAAGGATGCCTACACCACGATTCTGATAGGTAGGTGCATCTGTGGTTCTTGTGCCATAACTTCCTAATGGAGTGCCATAGACCGATGACAAATAGCCTTGGAGTTGCTGATAGGGCAACTGTTGTCCGAACTGATAACGAGCCAATTGCTCTTGTAGAGGTTGTGCAGCGATTGCCTCTTGTTGCGCGCCAACTTGAGCCAATGTCTGAGAAGGTAGGAATTGTTGACCATAAAAACTAGGTGCTGCACCAGCCAACTGAGCTTGGGCTAATTGAGCCTGTTGTTGCATTGCTCTTTCTTGTTGATACTGTGATCCTGCAATATTGGATGTAATATCCCCTAGAGACCGCCCATAAGCCTCTGTAGCAGTTCCCAAAGCTCTTTCCATACTACCACTACCCAATCGACCAGAACGGCTGTAAAGGCTCGATATGCCTGGCAATACTGCTTGGCTAAACTGTTGGGTTAGTGGGCGAGTCGCTGCCTCCATCATCGCTTGTTGATAAGGATTGGCATTTAAGAATCCACCGGCAGCAGTTTGACCCACTTGACCCAAAGATGTTTGATAAGCCTGTTGAGCCTGTTGTAGAACTGGAGACTGTTGACGAGCCAATGCCTCTTGCTGTGCAATAGCCTCAGTCGTAGCAGCAGATGGGCTTACATAGGTCTGACCAGGAAAGAACTCAGGTTGTTGTCCTGTTAAGAATAGACTCTGCGCCCTCTCTAAACCTTGGGTAAGGTATGGGAGTAACGCTGGATCTACTGACGATGTGCTTGTGGTTGTTGCCATAGTTTTATCCTACGATGATGTATTTGTAAGTTTTGTTTGCTGTGTTATTAGAAAAATGCGTAAGTGTTGCACTTCCATTTGTTTGCGAACTGATATAAATATCATATGCTGCATTTGTATTTACATATTGCATTGTTGCTATTACCGATGGTGTTGCAGGTCTTGTTGGGCTAGATTGTGCTGCTGTTTGTTCTAATGAAACCCCTGTATTTTCTGTTCTCCATACAATTTCTACATAATCATTTGCTGCAAGTTCTACAAAGTAATTCATAGCTGCAATAACATGACCAAAAATACTTGCACTTTTTCTTGCTGGCACAGTAAACATACTGTTTGATCCTGTAATATTAGTGCCATTTTTTCTAAACCAAATATCTACATCATGCTGTGCATTATCTGTATTTTCTAACTGAACGCTAAATTGCACATTGTAAATACCTGCATTTCTAACATTCATCCTAGAACTATTAGATAAATAAACACCATTAGAAAAATCTGTAGTGTTAAATGTTATTGGATACGCAGTAGTAGTGCTTGCTGCTGTTTGGTCTGTAGAGTCTTGGAAAGCTCCATAAGGAACTTGGTTTACAAGACTATTAGCAGAACTTGGTGCTAACAATATAACTGAATCTATACCAATCCGAGCATCTGTAATCGTGGTAGTTGTTACATTTCCTGTTGCTAGAGTTACAGACCCTGTATTGTTTGTCTTGCCATTCATAATCCCATTGACTACCTCGGCTACTCCACGAGGATCGCTACCAAATGGGGGTAATGCTCTAAACATTATCTAGTTCCTAGAGGGCTTAAATCGATGTCCATTCCGACTGCTGATGTCCAACTACCTGTAGGGGTTAATTGTAGACGATGATAGCGACCAACACCACGCACAGACACTCTATTTTCGGCATCTGCTGCTGTTTGTGATCCAAATACTGTGGACTCTGTTAAAAGCCTGCGAGATAGCAAAGCCACGCTACCAGATCCACCCTCAACAGTAGGTTTTACTAATGTAATAGATGAGGTAGATCCTGGCACTTCTATATCGCCTGTTTCTATGTAAGCTGTAGCGTTAGCACCTGAAAAGGTAACAATCTTTGCACCATCTACACCGGCTAACTGTAGTCTGCCACCAAGCCAAAGTCGGCTATCAAAGGTGGTCAAAATGGTGTCTAGGTTTCCATAGACATCCATGCCTTCTAAAGTAACGGCAGGAGTAGATGTAGATGCAATTCTGTCTACAGTAGTTGTTCCGCTAGTCCAACGCTGAGTCTGATAATTGTAGATTAAAAGACTATCTGCAGTAGCGGAACTATTAGAGGCATATGCCCAAATAATTAACTTCTTTGTTGGGTCTACCGCAGCAGACATAAGGTATAAAGTACCTTCATCTACATTGTCAAAAAAGAACCTGTTTACTTTTTCGTTACCAATTGGAACTACATTTTGTCCATCGCAGGCATAAAAACCATCATCGCCTAAGAAGAATGTAGTACCGCCATACTGTATAACTGAGTTTGCCTCATAGCACCCTAAGTTTCTACTAATATTGTCAAACTGAAACACTAAAGGGCTACCAACATAAGACATACGATGAATAGAACGATCCATTAATATTAAACCAAACTCACCACCTGTAACACCGACTACAGATCCACCATCGGGAATATCTTGGAAGTCTGCTTGGGTTGTTGCTGATGCTGTCCAAGAGGACTCATCTCCCAATGCTGACCATTGCACTCTGTTTGGATAACTAGATTGATAACCAGATACTACAAAGTCTCGCACTACTGTTACATATCTTGCTTCTGGTGCATCTGCTGCTAGGTTTGCAAATAAAGAAGAACTATTTAAGTTAAATCCCTGTAATTTATCAAAGCCATTAGCTGCAACAATTACATTACCAAATTGCGTAAATCTAAAACGCTGATCGGTAGGAGTTGTATAGTTTCCTGATTTGGACACATTGTTTAAATTTAATGTTCCAGAATCTAACTTAAATAACTTTGTAGAGCCACCAGCAAATACACTAGTAGCTCCTGCTGTTGTTTTGCCTGCAACAACATTGTTTAGGTTCTCAGATGCTGAGTTCGAGTAATTTACTACTGTAGGCAATGCACCATACCCAACGAGTTTAGAGTAAACATTCTCTGCTCGTCTTAGACCATTAGTAATGCCTGGCTGATCTGGAGTCCACTCCCCGAAATTTATTCTACTTATTGCCATTGTGAGTTTCCGCTAGATATATTTGACCAAGTTGTCGTTGTAGCTGTAATAGCTGTCCAAGACTCTGAGCCTGCTGTCTCTGCTGTCCATGTTGTAGTGCTTGCTGATATACCTGTCCAAGCCTCTGATCCTGCTGTCTCGTCTGTCCAATTATCGCCTAATACATTACCACTTGC